AGCTAACAAGCCCTGCAATCAATTTTATCCTGTTAGCCAACCATTTATACTAAAATTATTTTTAACGTTCAAATCTAGCTTGTATTCAAGTGTTTTTTAGTTATTCTTCCAATAATTCTTTACTGCTGCTACGTAATATTTTGCCAGTTCCTTTTTTGTTGCTTCTAACACTTTCATATCTTCTGAATTTGTTATGAATCCGCTTTCAACTATGACACAAGGCGTTGAAGTTTTTCTCAAAAGTGTTGCTCCTCTGTCTGCATAATCACGAGGCAAAATTTTTCTATCTTTCAAATGTGTCGCTTCAATGTTAGCTTCCTGTAAAAATTCTGCAAGCTCCTTGCTTTTCTTTGAGTTATGCCAGAATAACATTTCAACACCTGTAGCTGTTTTATCAGCCGCATTTAAATGAAATGACAATGTTATATCTCCTTTGTTTGCTAAATTGTTAATCTTGTCTGGCAATTTAGAATAATAATCCTGATATACTATGACATAATCTACACCTTGCTCTTTGCATTCAGGAACAATATAGTTGTTTACAAAATCCTTATTCCAAGCGTGTTCCTCGAATCCGTTCCCACAAGCTCCTGGATCCTTTCTTACTCCACCGTGTCCTACATTCAATATTACTTTTTTCATCTAAAACATCTCCTTTAAATAATTTTCTTTTCTATCTACTCTGTTAAGCCATCCAGTTAAAAATTTTTTCTGTGACGGCTTGTTTGCTACTATTACTCTGTAATATCTTCTCTGCAAATCGTGATATTTTTCTAAAAATTTATTTTCATCAACTTCATTTAATGCAGCTAAGCTTTTTGTTCCTAAAATACCATCTACTCTTAAATCAAATCCTAGTTCATTTAAAGCAGCTTGCGCTTTTTTCGCTCCCCAAGCTCCACTATTTACAATAAAATCGCATACTGACAATGCTATCTTATCTGATTTTAAAGTATCAAGCCCGTTTTTATGATAATATTTCTTATCATAAATATCTCTAGCAATAGATAAAGGCATATCCCTCATATGTCCAGTATAACCATATTTTCTTGCTTCTTCTTCAATTATTCCGTACTTAGTTTTTCCACCCTTGTCGTGCTTGTCATTAGAATTTCCTCCTTCGACCATTAGCAAATAGTCAAATATTTTCTCAAATCTATTCATTTAAACCACTTCCTTTTCTTTAGTTTTTTTTACATCTTTTTCTACTGTTTCAGTTATCAGAACAATATTGTCCCCTTCAAGCATGGCATCTGTTACTTTTAATAATTTTCCTTGCTCCATAATTTCGATTCCAATTAAATTTCTTATATCCATTCTCATTCCACCTTTCTTCCTAATAATTCCATATCTTTTAAATATCTGTATAATTTAGATGGACTAAACTCACTAGCTTTCAATGTCTTTAAATTGTACGTTAAGCTTTCATCCAACCCCTTGTTAATTAAATGTAAACATAACTCTGAACAAAAATATTTATCTTTATGTTCAATTCCCAGCTCCAGCAACTGGCTAAAGAATATTGCACCATAATCATAGCCCTTGCCTTTTAGTTTCATGAACTCTTTTAACACTGCAGGGATTTCAATATGGCTATCCAGTTCAAAAATATCCATATTTCCCTTATAGACAAAAGGCTTTATCCGTACCCCTCCTGGATTGCTGAGATACACATAGTCGTTATAGATAAATTCGCAATGGCTATATTTCCCTAATGTCCTTAGTGATATTAGAAATCCAATCAGGCTTTTTGGCTTATGAAATGATATATAAAGCTTATCTCTTTCAAGCTGCATAAAATACCTCCTAACCTTGCTTTATTTCATTTTCAAAAAGTTTGTTGTATTCAGCTTCTGCATTAAACTTTTTCAGTTCTTCTATAGATTTATTTAAAAGACTATGTGATAATGTTGTTTCAGCGACCATTGAAGCAGTTGTATGCTTTCTCATTATCTCAGACATTTCTATGAATTTCTGAACACTTACATTTACATACTTTTCAGAGCCATCCTCAGTGTAAAATTTCCAATTGTTATACTCTGTCGCCATCAAGTCAGTCATAACTTGTGTGAAGTCCGGCTTTTGACCTTTAGCAATTTTCCCCATTAATCCAAGAATAAAGCTGAGAACTAAGCTAAATAATATTTTAGTGATATTGCTTTGATCTATCGTCCTGTTGCCTTGTAAATACTTTGTGCCTTCCACTTCAAACTCAAAAGGCTTTTTCTCCCTCTCGATTCTTAATTCGTAAAGCTCCTGTTTCAGTTTCCCGATCTTTTCTTCTTTTCCATACTTTATTTGATTGTTTTCTATATATTCAAATTCGGATAATTCAACTGTCTTGATTTTTCCGTTCTCTATCAGCTCATTTTCATCAAGATTGTATTTTCCAGCTTTGTAAAGTTCCTCTTTTGTTGATTCTCTCAAACTTCCATTCTCGAGAACCGGATTTTGATATTCCAATTCATTCCAGATGTGGTTTTTTTCATTCCAGTCTGGATAAAATATAGCTGGATTATTCTTAAATTCTTCCAAATTTGTGATTGTTGGTCTTGCTATTATTTCAAGACTTTTCTTGTCATAAATTACAACATTCATTAATCTTTTCCTCCTAATTTAATATCATTGCTTACTTTACCTAGCAATATAGTGCAAACTCCCTTTCAGCTCGTAGTGAGTTTTCCCATTTACTCCATATACATAAATTCCGTCACTACGAATCACAAGCCTGGCGTTTTCTGTTCCAGCATTATTTCTGTTCATGATCGCGTGTTCTGTTTCACGAAAAAAGTCATCAGGAAAGAAATTTTCTTGGAAGTCGGCAATTTTAGTTCCGTCAGTCATGGCAAAACCACTCAAATTTTGAAAATAGACGAAAAAAGTAACTCTTTTTCCTAATCGAAAAAATTTGACCGTCCCGAGATTTGGATTGCTGGCTGAAATCGTTTGCCTGATTTCCAATAAATTTTCCACCTTATCCGAAATTGATTTATTGCTTATCGCTCTAAATTTTGCAGTATCATTATACGTAAGATTGTTATTCTCTATGCATTCATAGTACTTTTTGTTTGCAGTGTCATAATAGAACTTTCCTTTTTCTTTTCTGCCATAATCCTGTAAATTTCCTCCAAATTCTAGTCCGATTATTTCAGCAAGTCTTTTTCCCTCTAGAGCTGTATTTGCAGTAGTTCCTAACATTACTTTTCCTACTGTATCGTGAGTTGCATTCGGAACTTTTGTGTCAATTATATCTTTTATTTGTCTTAAATTTACTGTTCCATTTGCATATTCTGTTGCGTTCGGAACATTCGGAATTAATCCTTTTACAGCACTTAACGAGATTATTCCTGCTTTGTTTTCTTCTGCAAAATCTGTTTTTTTAACATAGTTTCTTTCAGCAGAATCTCTTGTAATATATGTATTAGAACTATCAATTGTTACATTTAAATTTGCTGACTGGTCTACTACTATAATACATTTTTCCATGATGTCTATTGCATTTTTTCCATTAAAAACTGGAATATAATCGCCATCCGTTCCTTTGTTATATGCGTATAATATTTCAGTTCCAAAATCATCCCGGGCGTATATTCCCATTTCAGAAATTTTATATGAATTTGTTATTGCGCTTGTCCCGCTTCCAGTTTTATTAGAGACAATAAATGTAAATTCCACATTTCCATTTTCTTTTCTTTCATAAGAATTTACTGGAAATTCGTTTCTTTTATCTAACAAATCTGCTAATTCCCTGTCATTTCCTGTATTGTATCCTGCTCCGATTTTAAATTTTGTTACATTTATCTTCGTTTCGTTATTCATTGCTCTTGCTAAAAGTTCTCTTCCTTTGTTTGTTATTTCCCAACCAAGATAATTTGCCATTTTTACCTCCTATCTTATTCCTAACGTATTCTTTTTTAATACAACGTTTACGATTCCTACATTCAGTTTTTGCTCCATCCAAGGCAACTCAAAACTCCGTATATTCAATACATTTGTTTTTTGCCTCACAGAAAAAACGCCAATATAAGTTCCTAAATTCATATTTCTTACAAATGTTATTGCATCAAGCCAGCTTCTTTCATTTTTGTACTCATTAACAACGTCCAAAACTTTTGAAAAATCTATTTGATTTTTAAGTTCTCCCAAAGTGGAAATTTTAAAATAACCTGGTCGTCCGCCATACTCAAACCATTCCTTTATTTCTGCATTCCCAAAAAGTATTTTACAAATTGCTTTTACACTTCCCAAAGTTCCTTTGTTAAAATGCGCCACAACTGCTATTTTTACAAGTTCTCTTTTATTTTCAATAGTTGTATCTTCTCCAACATAATCAACATGATATTCCCACAATAAATAATCAATTTCAGTTTCTGATAATTTATCAATGTCAAGAAAAAACTTATTCATTATTCTGTTTTTTTGCTGTTTTATTGCATAGTCTATTGATTCGTATATCCATTTTGTCGCGTTATCCGTTAGAGTTGATTTCGCAGCAATGTCAGTCAATTTCAAATCCTGTACTGTTATCATAATTCTTCAACTCCCTGATAATTGCTCACAATTCTATTGTTTATAGCAACTTGATTGAAATCTAATTTTTGGAAAACGGGATTTCTTAATACTACTCTTTTTACTCCAGCTATTTTTAATCTTTTAATTAATTCATCCGGGTTTATATCCTTGCCTATTTTTTCTTTTTGCCAGTTAACATACTCTTGCACTGTCTTATCCACTTTAGATTTTATAACATTTACGAGAGTTTCATTATCCTTTTCGATATAGTAGTCAAAATCCACAGAATAATTAATTTTATTCGGCTCTTTGATATTTACTTTATCGGTTAAAGGTCTTATATTTTCTTCATTTAATACACTTTTTACCTTCTCTTTCAACTCCTGACTTACTGTACCGCTAACAGTCCAAATATAAACGTCTACATTGGTTGCAGATGGAGAATGAACTTTGACATCTATGATATCGGTACTGGCTGTTTTAGTCCAGAATATATAAGCTCCCGAACTTCCTGCCGTTGTGAAGCTCTCGGGAATTTCTCTTATTCTTTCTCTGTAACTCTCGTCTGGTTCTTCACTTGTTCCAGAATTACTTTCGGTAATGTTTTCAACTTTCTGATAATTCGGATATATATCAACCATATCTTTAATTTGTCCAACCGGAATACCATTTCCAATGATTCCTAATGTGTTGCAAGTAGCTTTTCCGTCAACTGATAAATTTCCTTTTGTTATTTTATATTCCTCATCTGTTTCAAAATAAAGTTCATTATATCTAATTCTTGAGCCCTTAGGAATTACTGTATCTGTTGCTTGTACGCTTGAAATATAAAATCTGAATGTTGCCACCGCTGGTTGTTCAAAAAGCCTTTTTCCTCTATTTCCATAAAATTCACCTTTTAAATCCAACCTTTCATCTCTTGCAAATCTTAAATAATTTTGTTTGATATCATCATTATATTTTTCTTCTAGTAAAGCTAACTGATATGCAACTGTACTGAAAATTAATGTTTCTGGACTAGCTTCTGTCAGACTTCTTCCGCTAAGTTCCTGAAACTTATTAATCATATCTCTTTTTATTTCCCAAGCATCACTATCTATTGCCTCGTACTCTTCAAAATCATCCAATGTTTATCACCTCAATTCCCAGTTCAATATCAAAATCATTATTGTGTTTATCTGTCATTTTTATTTCTGTAGTTTTTAAAATTGCTCTTGGCTCATATTTCCTGAACATCTCAAGCAACTGTGAAGTTATCCTGTTTTCCACAATATTTATATTTTTATCTATCAAGTCGCTGTCAAAACTGAAATCACGATTAAGTGGCTGTTCTTCTTTGCAGACTCTTAAAAGCATTCCAACGTTTGTTATGACTTCCTCAATATAATTTTTTGGAGAATAATTTATTTCCTGATTAGATGAAACATGTATCATTATTTACCTCCAATCTGATTCCTTAAAAAGTTCATTAGTATATCTCTATCTGTTTTATCAAAATTTTTAGCATAGTCTATCATTTCATTAACTTTATCTGCCGTAATCATTCCAGCCCTTACTAAATTCATCAGTTCATCAATTTTTGCATCTTTTTTGATTTTTTCAAGCTGACTTAATATTTCATTTTTCTTTTCCTCTGCGATTTGGATAGCTTTATCCACTTTTTCAAGTGTACTGTCTACTTTATTTTTTACTTTTTCAGCAAATTCCTGTAATTTTGTTTTTTGTTCAATTTCAACATTTACAACTTCCACATTTTCTTCTGTGAGCTTTTCCTGCTCTTTTTTTTGAACTTTTAACTGTTCTATTACTTGATTATATTTTTTAGGATTATCTATATACTCTTTTAACGTCAGTTCCAGGTTTATGAAGTCAAAGCTGGAAGTCTGTTTATTAAAATATGAATTTTTTTCATTCATATCTATTATTAAAAACGGAAAAGCTCCAAATGATTGTCCTCCAAGTGTTAAATAACCATACTCTCCAAATTCCCACATAGTTTTTATTTTATCTAATTCTTCATCTGGTGTTGATTCAGGTAATAATGATGAAACTAAAGAAATACCAAAACTTATTTCTGTCAGCTCTCTTCCTTGATGTCTTAGCATACCAGGACCGTATATTGCTGTGTGTTCAGATATTTTAGACTTATATGACCTGTTTATTTGGTTGTTAATTGAAAACACTTTTTTATCAGATACTTCAAATATTACATCTCCGAGACTTCCTATCATTGCGGACCTCCTGTCTTATCGCCACCAGCAGTTACTCCATCGTGTTTATGTGTGTTAAGATTAATGCTTCCGCCAGTTTTTGTAGTGCCGCTGACTTCCAAATCTCCGTTAATCACGACTTTTTCAATATTCAAAGTCAACGTGTTTTTATCATAGCTCCAGCTTCCACCATCAGAAAAAGTTCTTTTCACTTCGCTTTCACTACTAGAAGAGCCTCGCATAGGGCAGCCAAGCACTACTCCCTGTTCAGGCATTTCGGAAAAGAATAGGCAATAGACAGTTTGTCCCACTTCAAGCATATAATTGTCGCTATGACTTTCTGAAAACGGAACTAATAAATTAAGCCAGTCCGTTGTTTTATCGTCATCGCCTTTTAACAGAACTCTTACTTTTCCAGTTTTTGAATCTATCGCACTCACTTCTCCTGCTTTTAATGTTTCAATCAATTTAACCACCTGCCTTATCACTTTTTTTGTAACAAAAAAATCACAATCAAATTAATGACTGTGATTTTCTTTTAAATATTATGCTCCTTCTTTTTCTCTATCCATATTTGCTTTTATTCCTAATGTTTCTAACAAATTATGAACAAATAATCTTCCTTTTTGCGTCCATTTTGTATTGGGAACGACTTTTTCAGTTCCATTTTTCTTTTTTACCGTTATTGTTTCGCTTTTTGTATACCCTTTATTCATATGTTCCGCATACAATATCCATTGTCCGCCGACTTTTCTTATAACTCTCTGTTCATTCAACGTTTTATTCAATTCATATGCACTAAGTCCATAATCGGCTGCAATTTGTGTTATTGTCATTGTATCTTCACTTGATAATATTGTATCGACATACTCTTTTATAGGTTTATACTCCGCTATTAATTGCTTTTGAATCTGATTTTCTTCTTCCAGATGTTCGAGTTCTCTTTTCACTTTACCGTAATTGATTAACACTTCTCCTAATTTTTCAGGATTGCTTGTTATTGTATCCCATACATTGTCTGTCATATACATTCCTGTTTTTCTAATTGTCTTTAAAATCTTTTTCACTTCTTTTTTAAAGATTTTTGCATTAGGTTTTGTGCTTTGCATGCAGACTTCATAAAATCCATCTTCTGTTAAGAACCACATATTACGGTTTTGACCTGATATATAAACTTTATATACCAGCTTTTCATCTTCGTCAATAGAACTTAACATTTGCGTCACATTATAAGCTCCGTTTTTCATTTTAGCATAATCAATCCATTCTGCTACATCTTTTGCTAAAAACAATAAATTTTCAAAATCTCCATACACTCTAAATCTTTTTCCCAAGATTTCTCTTTCATCAATTACTTGTAATCCATTCATTCTTTTCTCCTCCATTATACTATATTTTTTCTTTCAATTCTTGCCACTTTTTCAGCAACTTCTTTTTCTTCGTTTCTTTGGACAAATGTTTCTATATTTGCCCCTGCTTTGTAGTATTCTCTTTTGATTGTTTGGTAATATTCGCCCAAAGCATCTTCCAAATCCATTAATTTATCCAAATTTTCTTTAGACAACATCTCATACATTTCCTCTAATAAATCAAATACTACCTTTTTTGCTGATTTTAACTTGTGATTGTGTTCATCCAATAAACTTTCTGTAATTTCAAATCCTAGCTCTTGTCTAAGTGTCATAAATTTTCCTCCTAAAATATTTGTTTTTTAAGAGAATATATAGTATAATAGTATTGGTTAGATATCTATTATCTATATACTCTCTGTTCATTTTGGATAGAGGGTATTTTTTTATTTATCCAATTCTTTTTCCAAAAGTTCTAATCCTTTTACAATTGTACTTGTCTTACTTAATTTTAAAGTTTCTGACATTCTTTTCAATTTTTCATTTTCATCTTTATTCAAAGTAATTTCCAATCTTATATTTCTTGGATTATCACTTTTTGGTCGTCCAATTTTTTTCATTTTCCACCTACTTTCTACCCGTGAATATATTATATATTATCCCGTGTAAAAAGTCAAGAACTTTTTTGAAAATTTTTATTTCTTATTTATATCAAAGAAATATTTTTCAGATTTTTTAATTATTTCTTTACATCTTTCTTTATTTCTTCCACATAACATTGTTTGTGTCTCTTTTCTTGCAGTTTCATCATCATCTCCAAAATCTTTAAATCCTTGATATAAGTCAAAATATTCTTTAAAATCTTTCTTATCTTCTGCATTTATATTTTCTTTTGGTGATATTTTTATAAAATCAGTACCTCCATTTATCAATCTCATTTGTCCATGTGTTCCTAATAAACTTTTATACATATAATGTTCATCGCTATAGGCAACAACCATTATATTATCTCCTTGAAATCTTTTTTTATTTGCCACTGCTGTATCCATTAAAATTCTTGAAATTTCCTCTTCGGTAGCATTCTCAGGCACTATGATTTGCAACACAAAATCTCCATTTTCTTTATTTTTGGTTACTCTTACCTCATTACTTGGTTTAGTATTCTCCACAGAAGTTTTATTTTCTACTTTTTTCTTAGCCGATTCAGCTTGTCTTTTCTCTTTTTCAGCTTTCTTTTTAGCTTCCTTAGCCTCTTTAGCTTTCTTGTTTAACTCTTCTTCTTTTTTAATTGCATTTTTTGTACTTTCGGGTACTGTCATCCCTACTAAAATAAATGCAAATAAACTACATAAAAATACAATCAAAGTCTTTTTCACTTCTTTTGATAACTCTTTTTTCTTGATTGCAAAATAAATTAATCTGATTACCTGAAATATTAGAATCAAAAATAATACTAAAAACAAAATTATAAATATTGTCATAAAATTCCTCCTAAAAATAATTTTATTATATTATACCTTATTTTTAAGAAAAATTAAAATTATACGCTCTCTCTCGAAAACAAATATTTTAGTTTCACAGTCATTATTCAATTGCCATTGTCCTGTTTTTTACATAAAAAAATCACAGCTAAATTAATAACTGTGATTATTTCAAAAATTTAAAAACTTGGTACATTGATTTTTTTAACTTTTCTGTATCTTCTTCATCTAAGGTGTATCTTTTACTCCCATAAATTCTTCTTATGTCAATTTCCCTTATCTTCCTTATTTTTATAAAGGCTTTTTTGTAAGTAGGATTTTGCTGATATTTGGTACAATCTATAGTGAATCCACCTTTATATTTTTTACTTTTTTTCTTGCTAGTCATAGGTGCGACTAACAAAGTTTTGTCCTTATCAGACATTTTTGACAATATTAATCCGTAATGCTTACCTGATAATTCTCCGCCTTTATTTTTTTGAAAATCTACCAGATAAACTCCTAAAACTTCGTATTTCATAGCATCTCCTTTAAAAAAATTAGGCATATCATAAAGATACGCCTGCTGTAGTCCTTAACGAATAAGGCTCTGTTTATCCTAGGAAGTCTTATCCTTAACGAATAAGGCTTTCGACCTATCTCTATAATACTATTTTTAATACAAAAAGTCAACTATTTTTTATCACAGTTATTATATTTAGTTGTCATTGTCCGTCATTTCTCTTGACATTTTTATAAAATATGATACAATTATATTGTAATGATTAATAAAACTTCCAGTTAAGCCCTTTGTTAGCTAGGGCTTTTTTTATTTATCTTTATTTTTGTGTTCTATGTATCTTAATACCCAATGAATACCAATTACAATTAATACCAAAATATCTAATATCATTTCAAATTTTTTCATTTTACTTTTTCTTCCTTTTTTTAGTTTTTTGTCTTTTGTTGTAATATTTTAGAACTTCTAAAATTATTTCTAAAACTAATGTAATGATTTTTATAAAACTTTCTAAATCCATTCCGCTCCTTTCCAATCATTACATAATAATTGTATATAATTTTATATTAACATTGTCCTGAATTATTTTATTTCTTTTTACCAGATTTTTTACTATTTTTCTTATCTCTAACTTTACCTTTTGTACCTTTCTTATTACTTTTGCCTTTTCTTCCTTTACCTTTAGATTTAGCCTGTTTTTCAGCTTCTTTTTTTCTTTGCTCCTCTTTTGTCTGTTCAATTGCATTTTGTTCTGCATTTTCCCTTGCTCCGAGCTTCATTGCGTTGATTTCGCAGGTGTAATCTCCAGTAATTTCATGTGTTACCTTGTCTATGACATACTTGCCTTCAAATTTTCCCCAGCTCTCATCAAGTTCAATTATCATTCCAGCCAAATATTTTGGACTTCCGTCAACGTTTAAAGTTATCTGGTATTCCTGCTTCAGATTTTCTTTTAATGTCTTTTTTGCAACTTTTTTAGCTGTACTTTTTCCTTTTGTCTTGACTTTTAAGGTTTTTTCTTTTTTGCCCCTACTCTTTTTGTTATTCGCCTTGTTTTTCAGATTTTCTTTTGATTCTTTTAAAGATTTTCCTTTTTTTCCACCAGTTTTATTATTATTTTCCTTGTTTTTCATATATTGTTTCACCTGTTATTTTTTCTTTGATTTAGCTTTTTTACTCTTATTTTTCTGTCCTTTATTGCTAGATTTCTTATTTTTAGAAATCTTATTGCCTTTTTTTGATGTTTTTTCTTTGCTTCCTGATGACTTGTTATCCGAACTCTCAGTTGTAAGTTGATTACGTTTTTCAAGTTCTTCTTTAGTAATAATTTCTTTTATGACCTTTTTCTTATCAGGGTCATAATATGAAACTTCAACTTTATCATAAATTTCCTTATTTTTCTTTTTCAAGCTGAAACTTCTAATTCTTTCATCTTTAACATTAAAAATTTCAATAGTTTCATTTTTTTCCATTTCCTCGTCATCAAAAATAATTATCTTATCATCTGACACTTTCATATTCAGTCCAGTTTCCTTGACAATTCTATTAATAAAAGCCAAATCTGTTTCTTGATTTTGGTCAAGCCTTTCAAAAAATTCGTTGTCTGCATATATTTCAGCATCCATTTCGTGCTTATTTGCAATCTGTGTAACAAGCTCCTTCAAAGTGATTTTTTCCCAAGCGACACTATTTTTTTGGTCTCTAATATTCTGGTCTAACGGCAAGGCTAGGCATTTTAAATTAAGTTTGTTATTCTCAAAAGTTGGCTCATCCACATAAAACGTTCCCAAATCTAAAAAATTAGTTTCATTTCCTATTTCTTCGTGAATGCCGACAAGTAATTGAGCATTTTCATCAGGATACCACTCTTTCAGCCAGCGATAATCCAAGTTTTCAAGCTCCATTTCCAAGTCATCTATTGCATTTTTAGAATTGTCAGTATAATTCAGAGATGAAATAGAATGGGCTATCTCATCAGAAATATCAACCTTGTTAAAAATTACTACAACTCTTATATTTCTAGCAAAAGCCACTTCTATTCACCTCTCTTCCAAGGCGGCAAACTTTCATTATCTTCAACTTCTTCAGAAATTTCGGGAATAATAATAGGAATATTGGCATCGAAAATAGCAATGTCAATCAATCTTAAATTATTTCTTATAAGGTCATGAAAATATCCTTCGCTTCCATAAACTTTAAAAGCTATCAAGTCCCAAGTATCGCCTGAAACTGTTCTGTACACTTTTACTTTTGCCATTATCCGAATGCCGTCCTTTCCCTTTTATTTATATCTCCTGCTATAACTTTTCTTACAATTCTTTCAACTTCTGATGGATTTCCACCATTTACATTTATAGTGATTGAGTAATTGTTTCCAGCATATGAATTACCGCCTTTCAAATTATTCACTCTGTCTTTCAGATTAGCCACTTTATCTCTCAAGGTGCTTCTAGTTTGAGAATTATTAAGTATTCTCGTACCTTTCGGAAGATTTAAAAGCATTTCACTTTCAGCTAAGAAAGCTGGCTTTCCAGGTATCTGGATTAATTCTGCTCCACGTTCTGCAACTGTTGTTAATCCACCACTCCAGTAGTTAGTTCCTGCTGCATTTTTTCCAAAAAGTCCTCCTATACTTGCTGATATTGGATTGTTTGCAGCAAAATTTTTAATTTGATCCCACTTGTTTTTAAAGTAATTCACTACTCCATCAATAGCCTTTTTCAATCCTCCTGCCATAGTATCAAAAGCACTTTTTATTCCGTTCCATACACCTGTCGCTATAGATTTCATCGTATTCCAAGCACCTGTAAAAAAACCTTGCACTCCGCTTATTCCTGTTTTTATTGCTCCCCATAAAGCCATCGCCTTACTTTTAATAGCATTCCATACAGCTATTGCCACAGCTTTAATCGCATTCCAAATTGCTTTGAAAAACGGTGCGAAAGGTCTAAATATTGCTTTAATTACTGCAACTGCAGCTATAATAGCAACACAAATTGCAGCCCATACAACAATAGCAACAACTTTAATTGCCGTCCAGACTGCCTTGAAAACCGCACCAAGCGTCATTACAATTCCTTTTATTACTGCAACTGCTCCTATAACTATAGTTTTTATAACATTAAATACAACCATCACGACTACCCTTATTGCAGTAAATGCAGCTTTCCAGAATGCAACTGTAATCTGTATCTGTGTTTTCATAACTATCAATGCGGCTATAACTACAGTTTTTATAATTGTACCTATAACAGTCAAAACAGGCTTCAAGGAATCAAACATAGGCTTCATTTTTCCAAGTTCTTTAGTTCCTGATGAAAATAATTGACTAAATCCATTTTTTATAGAATCAAATACTCCTTTAAAATGTGGGGCTATCTGTTTTACTCCATTATTAACTCCATTTCTGAACCAGTTCCATTTTGAATACATTAATACAAACGCAGCTACCGCCGCCGCTCCTGCCGCAACATAAGGATTAGTAAGCATTGGTCCTAGTTTTGCCATCGCTGGTCCTAATTTATTAATAATTGGAAATGCTGTTTTAAGTCCGCCAGTAAAACTTCCAGCTATCTTAAATTTATCAAAGATTAACATTCCTTTCGATATTCCACTAAATAAAGGTGCAAGCCCTTTGGATAATCCACCAATTCCGATTTTAAAAGCGGCTAATGCTGCAACACTTTTTAAAATATTGGTAGTCAATTGCGGATGTTTTTGGATAAATTGAGCAAATTTGGAGATTAATGGACCAAAAGAATCGGCAACTTTTACTAAACTTGGTCCCAAAGCCGCTCCTAAATCTATCCCCATATTTACAATTCTATTTTTTAATTTAGCAAATGATGTTGACATCGCTTTCATTTTTTCAGCATATTCTACGTTAACACTTCCTGCCGTCTTTGCTTTATCGCTGGCATTTTTTATATTCGTTCCAACTTCTTCAATATGTTTCGCCAATTCAGATGCAGATTGAATAGATTCTTTACCAAACAAATCTTTAAGCGTTGCCGCCTGAACATCTTGCGGAAGTTTTTTAATTCTCTGAAAAACGTCAATTAATGTTCCTTCCCCATCTTTTGTCATTCGTTTAGCTACATCTTCTGCATCTAATCCTAATGATTTAAAAGCTGCTGCTTGTTTTTTAGTTGCCGATGTTCCAGCCATCAATCCTAATGATATATTTTTCAATCCAGTTGCCGCAACTTCTGACGGAACTCCAAATGATACCAAACTTGCTCCTAATGCCGCGACTCCTTCTTTAGAAATTCCAGCCATACCTCCAAGCCCAGCTACTCTGCTTGAAATATCAGCTATTTCAGGAGCTGTAACTGCTACAGTATTTGCTAAGTAGTTAATTACGTCTGCATATTCCATTACTCCTTTTTGGTCTAAACCTAATTGCGCTCTAGTTTTTGCCAAGAAATTTCCTGCCGCTTCAGTATTCATATCAAAAGCTACTTTGATTTTAGCTGCGTCTTTTGTATACCGTTCCAATTCCCCAGTATTTATACCCGCTTGAGCTCCTGCTCCTGCAATTTCAAATAATTCTTTTTGAGATAATGGACTATTTTCACTAAAATTTCTCATAGCTTTATAAAATCCTGCTTCCATTTCTTTTGAACTGAAATTAGCGACTTTTTTTAAGTCTGTTTGAGCATTTTCTAAATCAACTGCCAATTTAACAGGAACAGCTAAAGCTCCAGCCATTCCGATACCTTGTGTCAGCTGTCTGTCTCCAAACTCTTTAAGTTTTCCGATATTTTCTTGTCTAGCTTCATATCTGCCTTGAGCAGCTTTTAATTTGTTCATTTTTTCGATTTCTTTTTCAACTTCTTGAACCTTGTTTCTGTAATTAGATAAGCTGGCGCCTTCTGCTTCTATCTTGCTTCTCGCAGCTTCAAATACGTGCTGTTGCCGTTCTTTTTGCTTATTCAGTTTTCCAACATTTTTTTCAGCTTGTTCTATTTCTTTAGCTAGTTGTTTGTTGCTACTTCCAGTTTTTTCATATTCATCTTTCAGTTTTTGCAAATGTTCAGCAGCTTTTTTGTATTCTGAATTAATTTTATTTAATCCGTCACGAGCCTTGTCCATATTTTGAAATGCTCTTTGTGCTTTTTCCATACTTTTTATTTCTTTTTCGAATTCCTTGACTGACTTTGTTGTATTTTTCAAAGCATTCGCAACTTGACTCATTCCATTTATAGCACCAGCAACGGCTGCTCCCAAAACTATATTTAATTCTAAATTTTTAGCCACGTATACCCTCCTTTCGTTTTATGATAACGACAGCAAGGCAAAACAGTGATTAAAATCCACTGTTTTTTTATTCGTTCTCTTCTTCCTGCCTCGCCTTTTCTTCTTCAATCAATTTATTAGCTCTTTTTATCCAATAATCCAGCTCATCAAATGTGCATTTCATAAGCGTTTCATAACTGATATTCATTTTAAAATAGTTAAGTCCGCCTAGTAAATCTGTGATTAAATCAAGAAAGTCATCTATTATTCCTCTACCGTTGGAGCTTCCTCCTCTAGAGTTCCCCAACCTTTTGCTAAAAAATTCTTAGTTTGATTTACTACTTTCAAGAAGTCTTCAGCACCTAAAATTAATAAATGCCCGTATTTAACCCCTGACGCCTTTTCAGCTACTGTTAGTGCCCAAGCGTCATCAAAATCTTTGAAATTTTCAGCATTTGATTTCATTCTAGCTTTATAGTTTTTAGAACATTCCATTAAATCTGCTCCGTTTAAATCCTCCAGCTTTAAATCTATTTCTTTATATTTTTTACTTCCTAATTCATACTCTTTTGTTAATTTTATAATCATTCCTATCCTCCTAAATATGTCCCAATAGTTTTCTAATAATGTTGTTGTAATCTCCGTTTACACTGGCAATCCCGTTCAATACATCTATGTTAATAATTGTTTTACCATTTATTGTTAATTTGTAATAAGTTATACTCATATCAAATGAGCCTTCAAATTTTTTACCATTTTGAACTTTCGGTCCATCAAATTTGGTAATAAATCCTTTCATTGTAGCATCTACTCCAGTCATTTTGGGTGAATGTGTCATTCTATTTAATTCTTGCAACGCTCCAAGGCATTCGACCTGAATAGAATCGCTATTATTAAAGTTCAGCAATGTATCGTTCATGCTGTCCATTTTTATTTTTGCAGACATTTTTTTATAATGTCCAATTAATGGAGCTTCAAATTCTGCCGCCATTCCTAGCTGTTCCGTTGTCACTGTTGCATATTCGACATTTGGTAATTCGACTTCTCCAACACCTTCAAGATTGTTTGATCCATTGATGTACAAATCAGCATCTACAATCGCCAAAGGTAATTTTGTCTTTGCCATTTTTTTATTCCTCCTATTTTCCTAAGCTATTTGCGAACTCCGTTAATGCGTCCACATCATATTTTTTCTTGAATGTTGCCGATTTCATCCCTGGAATTACTCCTAATTTAATAATCCAAGTAATATCGCCGTTCATAACATTAATTGCGTCGTTATCTTCGCTTGATAAAGCCGCACTTGCACTTAACAAATCGTTTCTAGCTACAATAGCATTCAATCTAATATTCATTGATTTTGTTACTGTTTCAGCTAATTTTTTAGAGAACGTTTTATCCACTTTATCAAAAAGGCTTATGACTAGTTCATTTCCGACGTATTTTAACATTCTACGAGTGTTTATAAATTTGTCCTTCGGATCTGTTGCCATTGGATTAAGTGCAGTTTCAGTCCCCCAACAACGCCAGCCTTTGAAATTAATAGCCGTTACTACTCCGTTCTTGTTTAAAAAGTTAGCCTGCTGTTCCTTATCTAAAATTATTTCCTCAAGTTTTCCGTTTGGATTTTTCCAATACAAACTGTCACATTTGTACGCAAAGTTAGACGGCACCTGAGAGGGCACTCCATTTTTTTCGTTATCTACTGATAATGATAATGCACCATACTGAATAGACTGAATATATTTTTTACCAGCCAGTCCCAACATTCCATATAATACAATTTGGTCATTCCCATTAATGTTATTATCGTCTTTCCATTTTGGAATTTGGTCATAGGGCTTGTCTATCGGTGCATTAACCAACGCAACTGCCTCAAACATATTCCCATTTATATTTTTAGCCTTTGTCTGCATAATAGCCGCAACTTCGCTATCACTTGAAAAATCAGGAATATCAATGAACGCTGGTAATTCGGAATATTTCAAGTAAACTTCGTCTAATAATTCTAACCCAGCTCTTTTCATTGTTGAAATATCATATCCGCCCAAAGCCTGTGCTTTTGTTACTTTTGACAAGTCAATTTCTTCATATTCAATATCAATTTTAGTTCCATTTGACGGCTTTGCATATATTTCAATCCCTTCATCCGTCCACATTGTTACAGCGTCCGAAATAACTTGTGATGTTGTATTTTCTTTAACTACTAATGTGTCTGTTATTATTTTGTGGTTTGGAATAACGACTTTACCATTTGTTAAACTCAAATCGTTTTGAGTTTTTTTAGCTGTTTTATGTTTTTCGATATCCAGGATATTTACAACATAAAGCGGTGCTACCTTATACAATTCAAAAAATACTTTTATCGCTTGTGAAATTGAAAAATCCAAGTCGTAAGTGTCCCCGAAATACTGGATAGCTTCTTTATAAGTTCCTAATCTTACAATCTCGTTCACTCTTCTGTTTTCTTTTTTTACTTTATTCATCGGTGCAGTCCCCACAATAAAATGCCCATAATCCAGTACTATCGGTAGTGATATGTCACTCGAAGTCTCAGTTTGATAAGTTCCATGTTTATACCCCATTATTCAGCCTCCTCTCTTATTTGATCCTTGATTTGCTGCGTTACAGTTTCAAGTAATTTTTCATTTTTTAACGCCTCACTAGCTTGATTAATATCCACCAAGGTTTTTTTTAAAAGCGGATATTTTTCAAGTTTTTCTTCAATTGCTTCATTACTGTAATATATAACGCCCTTTGTAAGCCTAATATCTTTAAACTCAAGCGTATCTCCCAAATAAATATATTGCTTTTTGTCTTCCATTATTCCTCCTTCAAAATTTTAGGCTCGACAGGATAATCCCAAACTGTAAATGTGATTCTTGAAAATATAAAATCTCCAAACTCGTCACTATATAAATCGCACTTAAATTCTTTATCTTCCCGTATCGCCCAACCTCTTTCATCATAAACTTTAGTTAAAAGTTTACTTCTAATTTCTTCGCCTTTGTAAAGATTTTCAATATAATCTTCATTTTTAGTCCCAACTATTATTTCGAAAGTAGCGTCGCAATCATAACTGTCCATTCCTTCCGTAATTTGCCTTGAACTCAAAGCTCTTAATGTCACACAAGGAAAAAACGGCTTCTTCTGTCCCGTGTTTTTATCAATTTCACCGTATCTCCTAACTGGTAACGCCCCTCGGAATATTTGATAATTGGTATCTTTAAATTCCTCACACAAAAAGTCATACAAACTTTTTTCAATAACTTTAATACTCATAAATTACATTGACAAGAGTCTATTCAACTCGTGTTCAAACCTTTCATTTAATTTTTGAGACATAAATTCATCGAGTTCAGGCAACTGTGTTGTTGGTCCCAACATTTGCGGAGCAGACGGTCCATATTTTCTCTTAATTGGTAGCTGCCCACTTCCTTCTCTTTCAAATGCTCCTAAATGTCCATCTCTATAAGCTATAAACGTTCTATCATTAAGCATTATTCCGTTTCCGTTTTTTACCGTCGCCGTTACTGATGTTCTGCCAGTTCTCATGTTTGGATTCAATTGAAAATGGTCTAACCCTAAATAACCTCCGCTTGAATTAATTTCAGCCATTAATTTACCAGGATTAGCCTTTTTCATAGTCAATCCATTTAACAAATCCCCATATTTAATAGTATAAGTCTTAGTTGCATTTCTAACCATACGAGTTTTACTCATAGTTGAAACTCTATTCAAAGCACTTGCCAAAGCTCTTGGAGCTTGTTGCGGAAATTCAATAAACTTATTCTCGATATCATTAAGGATACTTTCATCAAATTGAATTGTGAACATCTAAATCAACTCCTAATAATCCGTGTATCTATACAAATCAAGTTCATACATATCAAAGTTCTCTTTACAGTTTGCAACTATCCATTCTTTATTGTCAAAATCTATCCTCATATTACCCTCAGGCTTATACTTCAAATATTTTTTATCAATAAATACTGTAATTCCTTCTTTGTAAAATCCACTTTCTATTGTTAATTTTCCACTAATTTCCTTTTCCTGAAAACTGTCCTCATCTGTCACACAAATAACATCAATACCATTCAAATTATGTGTTTCCCCAAACTCTTCTGGATTTAAAAATACATTTTGTATATCATTTTCTAAAATATCTTTAAAATTCATAGATTATCACCTATTTATTTTTATTCTTTTTATCTTCTTTATCGTCTTTTTCTATATCTTGATTATCTTCATCAACTGAAGTTTTAGATACTACTTTTTCAGCAGTATCCTTTATTTCTTCAATCAATTCTCTTTCAAGACAACTTTTTACAACTGATTTTTCCAAAATATTCACTTCTGCCCCTGCTTCATAGCTAACTCCGCTATAAATCAAAGGCTTTAATGCTCTATACTTCATCACAACCTCCTATTTAACCTTCAGTATTTTTATAGCTTCAATATCGTATACAACTGGCAAAGGTCTTGATTCAGTTCTAATTTCTATAGTATTTGATTTTGAATCCTTATCAGTAAATACTGAACGTTCTGCAACAATTATTCCTTGTTCAACATCCGCCGCCGGTCCATAAATAATTGTATTATTGCTTGGTGCTAATAACACTTTACCTTCAGGAATAATATTTTTTGTTGAATAAGTTTTTCCATCAGCATTCAATACAGAATGTTGCGACTGGTAAGAATAAATTGGAAGTCCAAACGGTGCTAAAGTTCCTATATAGATTGCTCCACCTGCAATTTCTCTAGGATTGATTTCTCCTGCATGATAATTTCTAATATCCAGTAATTTCTGAATTTTTTCATTTTCTACAAATAATTTTGCAGCCACAGGATCCATTAAAATCATTTCAGGTCTTAATCCTGTAGTTTCCCCAATTTTTGTTATAGCCGCCTGTAAATCTCCAATTATATCTGCATTAGGCTGTGTCCATAAAGTAGCAGGAGTAATTTCTTCAACTGTTCCAAATTTTATTTCTCCTTTTATTCCTTCACCTTCCACAATTACTTTTCCATTAAACAATGCTTCAGTACACATAATTTCTTCTCTTCTTGTAATCTGTTCCTCAAATTCCGCAAACGATTCAGCAAGCAAGTCCGCTTTTCGTTCTTCAGGACTTTTTCCACCATATATAGTTTCCCCTGCCGTTTTATTAAAAAATATCTCAAAAGCTGAAAAAGTTCTTTTTGGTGCTACTTTTGGAGCTTGAAAAAATTTACTTTCATAAGTGTTTTTTACCATTTCTGTTCCTGGAATAATTTCAGATACATAAGGAGCTACAAGCTGTCTCCCTTTTCTAAATTCTATTTCCATTTTTTGATTTTCTGATGTTTTCCTATTTTTAAAATAACTGTCCTTTATAAATGATTTCGGTCTAATCACATTCTGGTCATACAACCCGATAAATTCTATTACTGCTGGCATTATTCCTTACCTCCTAATCCTTTTATCACAATCCCTTTATCTCTAGCTGCCTTTGTAAAGCCTGCTTTCTGTGTTCCTGCTTTCACTTTCAGCCCTTCAAATATAAATTCTCCTGAAATAGCTACAGTTGTTTTAGTTTTTACAGTTGTTCCGTCAGCATTTTCCATAACTATTCCAAATAAATCAGTTCCGTCTGAAAGTTCAGCAGTTGAATTTACAGCATCACCTCTTTTTACACTTTTACCTTGCGGAACTTCAAATTCCATATATCTGTGTCCTGTTCCACTTAAAAATTGTTCACTGGTATATTCGTTACCTTTTGTTACAAAATCCATTTATTTCCCCTCCTCTGTTTTTTTATTCATTCTAGAAAAAATAGTCATAATATCAATTCCCATAAACCGTTTTTCTTCTTTTTTACCAGGCGATGTTCCATCATTCATAGCTGGTGGTATAAAATTATCTTGACTTTCGTTTTTAATATTTTGCAACTTTTGAGCTTTTTCTTCTTTTTGTTTTTTCAAAATATTAATAGCCAATTCACTAGCTGACATAGGATTAACATATTTAGCATTTTCTATTAATTCAGAATAATTATTGACTCCTATATCATCAATAGCTTTTATTCTTTCCTTTTCTTCCTCTTTTCCAATCTTTTTTCCCTCATTTAATACATAATCATACAAATCAGGAAATTGGTTTTTTAACTCATCTAAAGTCATTTTTACCTCCTTAGTATTTTTTTTATTATCAATAACTATATCTCTTGCTTTTTTGAAATTTTTAAATTTTGAAATATCAAAAGCCATGTTATTTATAATCAACTTATTTTCTACAAATTCTTTTCCTACTTCTTCATCCACAATTTCATCAACAAATCCATATGTCTTAGCCGTTTCTGCATCCATCCAAGTTTCATTATCCATTAGTTCAGATAAAGTTTCCTTGTCTGTTTTTGTTTTATTTAAATATGTTTCAATAATGCTATTCTTAACCTTGTCAAGCATTTCAACAGTTTTTTGCATTTCTTGATTATTCCCATAAGCAAAAGTAATCGGATTGTGAATCATAAATAAAGCATTTTTAGGCATTCTTACGGTATCACAAGCACTTGTTATAATAGTTGCAGCACTCGCTGCTAATCCATCAATATTTGCTGTCACTTTAGCTTTGTGATTTTTAAGAGTATTTGCTATTGCTACTGCACTAAATACACTTCCACCTGGGCTATTTATGTGTAAAGTAATATTTTCCACATCTCCAAGGTTTTCTATATCTTGTTTAAATACCTTATCAGATATATCATCCCAATACTCATCACTTCCTATGCTCCCATAAAGTATAAGTTCCGCCGTTTTTTCTTTCTCATTCTTCACTAGATTCCAAAATTTTAGTTGTTTCGCCATTTATTACCACTCCTTTCTCTTTTAATAATTTGTTTTCTTTTGCTAAAATTCTTACATTTTGTTCAAAATCTCCACCATTAAGCTCTGCTGTTTCTCTAGTTCTAGTTGATAATCCGTTATTAATTCTTATAACAGCAGCATTAGCTTCTTTTAATGGGTCTATTTGCCCTTGTGAAGGTCCGTTCCATTGTGAACCACACCAAGCTTTATCTATAAGAAAATCAGTTCCGTAACTTTTAAGTTCTACTCTCCCTAATAAATACGCTTCGTTTAACCATTCTTCGTAAATTGGTTGAGTGAAATTCTCGGAAAACCACTCTCGTCTCTTTCTAAACATTTTCCACGCTTCCAAAAGCGCTGCACGGCTTGCCGAATAACTTGCCGTAAAATGCTTAATCAAAAGCTCGTACGGAACTTCTAAAGCACTTCCTATTTGTCTTAAAATACTTGTCACAAATGGGTCAAATTGCGCATTTGGTCTTCCTGGATTAGTAGCTTTTGCTTTTTCTCCTGGATTAAGTGAAGCAATCATTCCTGGTGCA